GTGGTACAAGAGATAGAATTGAACCATTAAACATTGGTGCGAATACTCCACTAGGTTTAAACATGGAAGAGCAAAGAAGAAACTCAATTAGAAATGCGTTCTATGTAAATCAATTAATGATGCAAAGTGGTCCACAAATGACTGCAACAGAAGTTATTCAAAGGAACGAAGAGAAGATGAGATTACTTGGTCCAGTTTTAGGTAGACTTCAATCTGAATTATTAAAACCATTAATTGATAGAACTTTTAATATTATACTTAGAAAGAATTTATTTAAACCAGCTCCAGAATTTTTAAGCGGTAAAGATATTGAAATCGAATATGTATCTCCACTAGCTAAAGCACAAAAGTCTAGTGAATTACAATCAATTATGAGAGCAATAGAAATCATGGGTAGCTTATCAAATGTTGCTCCAGTATTTGATCATATCAATATGGATAAACTCGTTAGACATTTAGCAGACATTGTTGGTGTTCCACAAAAAGTTTTAAAACCACAATCTCAATTAAATGCTGAACGACAACAAGCACAACAACAACAAGAACAAATGCAACAAATGCAACAGCTACAACAAGTAGCGGAAGCAGGGGGAAAAATAGCACCATTAGCAAAAGCACTTCCAGAGGAAGCTAAAGCAGTTGCGAATGCAGAAGCTGAGTAATGAATGATTTAAAACAATTTGAAAAACAAATAAAAGGTTTAAGGGAAGCATATCAAAGAATTTTTAATTCAGATGATGGTAAAATTATTATCTCTGATTTAGAAAAACGATGCCACTTTTGGTCTACCACTAATGTTAAAGGGGATAGCCATGAAAGTGCATACATGGAAGGTCAAAGGAGTGTACTTCTATTTATTAAATCAATGCTCCAAAATGATAACACAAAAGGTAAATAACTATGTCACAAGAACAGATAACACAGGAAACTGTGCCTGTAGCAGAGACAACACAAACTACTACAGAAACACAAACACCTACAGAAACACAAACACCAATTTCTTCTACTACTGAACAACCTACTGTTGCGAAGTCTTGGAAAGAAGCAATCTCAGAAGAATTTAGAAACGATCCAAATATATCTAAATTTACAGAGATTGATGCACTAGCTAAATCTTATATCAATGCAACTAAAATGATTGGTCAAGATAAAGTTGCAGTGCCAAATAATAATTCAACAGAAGATCAATGGAATGAAGTTTATTCTAAATTAGGTAGACCAGAATCTCCAGATAAGTATGAACTTAATGCTAAATCTGATGTTGTACCTATTGATGAAACTGCAATCAAAACCTTTGCCGAGACCTCACATAAGTTAGGTTTAAATAATAGACAAGCACAAGGTATCTTAGAGTTTTATAAAAACTCGATGGAAGGATCTGCACAACAATCAAAGATTGATATGGAAACTGCACAAGCAAATGCTGAACAACAACTAAGACAAGAGTGGGGTAAAACATTTGAAGATAATGTTAGAAAAGCAGGTTCATTAGCTAAAGCAAATCTAGGTGTAGAAGTATTAGATATGCAATTACAAGATGGAACACGATTAGGAGATCATCCAGATATTATAAAAGGATTTGCAAAAATTGCAGATATGATGTCTGAAGATAAAATTGTTTCAACTGAATCTGAAAATGTCAATCAAGGTAAAGATATTGAATCTGAAATATCTTCGATTGTAAATGATAAGAATAGTCCATATTGGAATAAAGGTCATCCAGATCACGACAAGATTGTTCAACAAGTATTTACATTAAGGTCAATGCTCAATGGATAATAATTTAACTGATGCTGAATTAAGATTGGAGATTCTAAGAATCGTTAAAGAAAATGGTACTGAGAATCAACGATCAAATCCCTTGCCAATCTGTGAGGAATATTATAAATGGGTTTCTAAGGAGAATGAAAGTTCTCCTAAGAAAAGAAAGACAATTCGTAAATCGAACCTTTCTGACAGTAAGGAATAGACTACAGTCTAACAGACTTTAAATGCAAGAGATGCCTGTCGTATGACAGAGAACCTTTCTGATTGTTTAACTATAACTAACAACTAAAGGAGACAAATATGTCTAACCAAATAACTACAGCATTTGTGCAGCAGTATTCTGCTAACATTCAAATGCTATCTCAACAAATGGGATCGTTATTAAGAGATAAAGTTCGTCTTGAAAGTGTTGTAGGTAAGAATGCGTTCTTTGACCAAGTTGGTTCTGTAACTGCGGTTAAAAGAACTAGCAGACATGGCGACACTCCACAAATTGATACTCCTCATGCGAGAAGAAGAGTTTCATTAGTGGATTATGAATTCGCTGACCTAATAGACGATCAAGATAAAGTAAGACTCTTAATTGATCCTACATCTTCTTATGCTCAAGCTGCTGCTTATGCAATGGGTAGAGCTATGGATGATGAAATAATCAGTGCTGCATTAGGAACTGCATTCACTGGCGAAACTGGTTCAACTTCAACTGTGTTACCTTCTGCTCAGAAGATAACTGAAGGTGGAACAAATGGTTTAACTGTTGCTAAGTTAAGAAGTGCAAAAGAAATTCTTGACTTAAATTCTGTTGATCCGTCAATCGCTAGATACATTGTGGTAGGTCCTAAACAAATCACTGATTTATTAGGAACAACTGAGGTAACAAGTTCTGATTTCAACACTGTTAAAGCATTAGCAAATGGTGAAATCAACTCATTCCTTGGTTTTAACTTTATCGTGTCTAACAGACTAAACACAACTGGTTCTAACAGACAGTGCATAGCTTATGCAATGGATGGTATCGGTCTAGGTGTTGGTAAAGATGTTACAGCAAGAATAGACGAGAGAGCTGACAAAGGTTATGCTACTCAAGTTTACTACTGTGCATCTTTCGGTGCAACTAGAATGGAAGAAGAAAAAGTTGTTGAAATCCAAGCATACGAAGCGTAATCATAAAGGAGAATAACTATGGCTAATGGAACTAATTACCAATTAAGCGAAAACACTCCTAAGGATATGGTTGATGTATCGCAATGGGGTGGAAAGTTAAGAGTACAGTACGACACTTACGAAGCATCTTCTTTAGCTGCTGGAACTATTTCAGTTGCTAAATTACCAAAAGGTGCAATCGTATATGATGTAGTATTACACGCAGACGACATGGGAACAGCTACAACTGCTACTGTGGGTGATGCGAGTGATCCAGACAGATTTATAACATCTGTTGATACTGCATCTTCTGCTACTTTAACTAGATTGAATGCTATCGCTGGTTTTGGTTATGAATATTCAGATGCGTCTGACATAATCATTACTACGACTGGTACTTCAACTGGTACTTTCAAAATAGCAATATTCTATGTTGTAGAATAATCTATTACTTAGATGGGGGAGCAATCCCCCATCTTTCTTATGAAACAAATAAAAGATTTAAAAACAATATTACATTTTAAAAAAGGGGATTATGTTTACAGATATGTTCTAGTAGACAGATTTAAGAATACTTCTAAAGTACATTATGGTTTTGATTCAAAACTAGAAAGAACTGAACACGAAATATTTGCATTAGAAGATAATAGAAAACTCAGAAGAAAGTATATTATTAAAAATGACAACAAGTGACTTTGATCCTAGAAATTTAGGATTGTATAAAGAACCTAAAGATTTATTGCATTTTCAATGGCAAGACGATACTAAGGTATATAGATATGCTTTAGTTGAAATTATTGACGAAAAAGATATTAATAGTAGAACCAAGCAGAAAAAAGATGAGTTGCAATTAACTCAAAAAGAAATATGGAGTAAGTATGGCATCAGTAGTAGATATTTGTAATGGAGCATTAAATCAACTTGGTGCATCCACAATCTTAACTTTGACAGAAGATTCTAAGAATGCAAGGCTTTGCAATGCAAGATATACTCAAGTAAGAGATTCAGTATTTAGATCTCATCCATGGAATTGTTTACAAAAAAGAGTTCAACTAGCAGCAGATACAGATACTCCAGCATGGGGATTTACACAACAATATACTTTACCTGCAGATTGTTTAAGAGTTTTAACGATACTTGATTATGATGCAGATTATAAAATTGAAGGTAGAAAAATTTTAACTGATAACTCTAACATGAAAATACTTTACATAGCAAGAATTACTGATCCTAATGAATACGATGAATTATTAAGAGAAACATTATCAGCTGCACTTGCGGCAGACATTGCTTATGCAGTAACAAGTTCTAATCCAACAGCTTCTAATATGTATAATTTATTTAAAGATAAATTAAAAGAAGCAAGATTTGTAGATGCCACTGAAGGTCAAAATCAAAATCCAGAAAAAGGTATGGCAGATGTTGTTGGTGCTGATACATTTATTAATTCAAGGTTTTAATTAATGGCACGAGTTGCAGTACAACTAACCAATTTTACTGGTGGTGAATTATCACCAAGACTAGATGGTAGAAATGATCTAGCTAAATATCCTACAGGATGCAAGACATTAGAGAATATGATTATCTACCCACATGGTAGTGCTGCAAGAAGAAGTGGTACACAATATGTAGCGGAAGTAAAAGATTCTACAAAAGAAACAAGATTGATTCCTTTTGAATTTTCTACAACACAAACTTACATACTTGAGTTTGGAGATCAGTATATAAGATTTTATAAAGACAATGGTCAAATATTATCTGGTGGATCAGCTTATGAAATATCTTCACCTTATTTAGAAGCAGAACTTTTTGATATTAAATATGCACAATCTGCTGATGTCATGTATATCTGTCATCCAAGTCATCCAGTACAAAAACTATCAAGAACAGGTCATACTGCTTGGACACTTACTGAAGTTGATTTTCAAAATGGTCCATTTATGGATCACAATATTTCAACAACTACATTAACACCTTCACATACTGCGGTTGGATCTAGTGGTAATTTAACATTATCTTCTACAACTGGTGTTAATAATGATCAAGGTTGGTTATCAACTGATGTTGGAAGACTCGTACATTTTAAAGATGGTCATTATAAAATTACTTCAGTAACTTCAACAACAGTTGCTGTAGCTACATCTGTAGTTGCTCCTTCTTCTAGTTCTGCTGATACAGATTTTGCATTAGGATCATTTTCAGATACTACAGGTCATCCTTCTTGCGTAACCTTTTTTGAACAACGACTCGTATTCGCTGCAACATTATCACAACCACAAACATTATTCTTTTCTAAGTCTGGTGATTATGAAAACATGGATGATAACTATCATGGAACAGTAGCAGATGATGATGCAATCATTTACACTATTGCTTCTAACCAAGTAAACGCAATCAGATTTATGACCGCTACAAGAACTTTAATTATTGGTACAGCTGGTGGTGAGTTTGCAGTTAGTGGTGGTGGAACTGATATTGCAATCACACCTACAAACATATTAATTAAAAAACAATCTAACAATGGTGCTGCAAATGTTGATGCACTTGCTGTTGGTAATGCTACTTTGTTTTTACAAAGAGCTAAAAGAAAATTAAGAGAACTCGCTTACAACTTTGATGTTGATGGTTATATAGCTCCAGATCTTACTATCCTTGCCGAGCATATTTCAGAAGGTGGATTCAAACAACTATCGTATCAACAAGAACCTAATCAAATTATTTGGTGTGTTAGAACTGATGGTCAATTAGTTGGACTTACTTATCAAAGAGAACAACAAGTTGTTGCTTGGCATAGACATATATTTGGTGGATCATTTGGAAGTGGTAATGCAGTTTGTGAAAGTGCAGCTACTATTCCAACAGATGATTCAGAATATCAAAGCTGGGTTATTGTAAAAAGAACGATTAATGGAACGACTAAAAGATATATTGAATATATTCATAATTATGATTTTGATGAAACAGATGATACTTCATTTAATTTTTTAGATTCACAATTAAATTATAGTGGTGCAACATCTACATTAGATGGAGCAATTACAGATTCTGATACAACAATTACTTTAGATGATGCTTCTGATTTTACAACAACAGGTACAATTAAAATTGGAACTGAAATAATTACTTATACTGGTAAATCATCAAATGATTTAACAGGATGCACAAGAGGTACAAATGGCACTACAGCAGCTGCTCATGTAGATGCTAAAGAAGTTTTACAAGTTGTAAGTTCTCTTTCTGGACTTTCTCATCTTGAAGGTGAAACAATTTCAATATTAGGTGATGGTGCAACTCATCCAAATAAAACTGTAAGTTCTGCAGCAATAACTTTAGATCGTTTTGTTAATAAAGCTAAAGTTGGTTTGCCATACACATCTTTATTACAAACAATGAGAATAGATGCAGGTTCACAAGATGGTACATCACAAGCTAAAACAAAAAGAATATTTGATATTACTATAAGACTTTATGAATCGATTGGTGTAGAGGTTGGTCCAGACTTATCTAATATGGAACGAATACCATTTAGATCTTCTGCAAATCCTATGGATAGTGGTATAGGAGTATTTACAGGAGATAAAGAAGTAGAGTTTAGAGGTAATTATGAAACTGATGGATTTATTTATGTTCGACAAACACAACCTTTACCTTTGACAATATTATCTTTATATCCAAGATTACAAACAAACGATGGATAGCATATTAAATATTGTTAAATACAAAGGAGAACATGGTCAATACATTATGAAGCAAAGAATGAATCATGTATTGATGGATAAAGATATGGAATTTGATGGTAACCCAATGAACTTAGAACAAGATAACTTAGCATTTACTGGTATGATTGATGGTGAACCTATCTTTGCAGCAGGTATGAAAATTATTTGGGGACAAGTTGCAGAGGGTTGGGTGATTGCTACTAACAAAGTATTGCAACATCCTTTACTTGTTGCTAAAGCTATTAAGAAAGATTTTGCAAGAGTTGCTAAAGAAAACAATATCAAAAGAGTTCAAACTGCTGTAAGAGCTGACTATACAACTGGTTTAAAATTTGCTAAATGGTTAGGTTTAGAGGAAGAAGGTTTAATGAGAAAATTTGGTTTCGATGGTTCTGATCAATATATGTATGCGAGGTTATTCTAATGAGTTGGCAAATGGCAGTAGTAGGTGCTTTAGGTGCAGCACAATATCAGCAACAAGGAGCTATTGGTAAATATAATCAATCTATTCAAGAAAGAAATGCTCAAGTTGCAGAACAACAAGCAGAACAAATAGATAAACAAAAAGAATTTGATATTGCACAATTTGATAAAGAATTTGTAAAATTAGAAGGAAGACAAAGAGTTGCTTCTGCAAAAGCTGGTATTGGGTTTTCTGGAACAGCTTTAAGAATACAAAGAGCTAATGCTGAAGAAGCTCAATTACAAAGAGAAATAATAGAATACAATTCTAAAGTTGCAAAATCACAAGCTCTTGAAAGAGCTAATATGTTTCGTGTTCAAGGTCAAATGGCTAGACAACAAGCTCGTATGGCACAACTACAAACTATAACCTCAACTGGAACAAGTTTATTGACAATGTCAAGTGGTTCACCATTTAAAACTAAACCTCAATCTGATATATATTCACAAGCTAATTTAAGTTTTGCGAGGAGTAGATAATGCCAAAGATACCTACATTTAGAGCAGAAGGAAGAATAACAGCAGAACCAGCTAGTGTAACAACTGGTATTCAAGCTCCTTTATCAATGGCTAATGCTTTACAACCAATTCAACAAGCAGTTACTAATTATGCTGTTAAAGAAAAAATAATACAAGATAAAACAGAAGCTCTTAAATTAGAAAATGATTCTATTATTGAATTAAATTCAGCAGTTCAAGAAGCATCTAAAATGATTAATAAACAACAAGCTAATTCATTTTTAAAAAATGAAAGCACTAGAATTAGAAATAAATATAAAAATCAAGCTACATCATCTGGAGTTCAAAGAATATTTGAAAACAATTATTTAGCAGAAGAACAAAAAAAAATATATGCTGTTGATAATGCAGTTTATAAAAACATAGTTCAAGAAGCACAAAATCAAAAAAATACAAAAAAAAGTAATATTTTAACTGATTATCTTTTTAGCGATAATCAATTAGCAAGAGATACCGCTGCTTTATCTTTATCTAAACTAGAAGATGATGATTTAGTTCAGGATGTTGATACAAGAAATTTTAACAAAAATAATATTCCTGTTATATTAGATTATTATGATGCAAAAAAAGATTTAAATAAAGATCCAATAAATACATTTTTAAAATTAAAAGATAAAAAAAATTATCCAAATTTAACTATTGATGCAAGAACAGAATTATTTGGTCAAGCAAAACAAATATCACAATCATTAGCAAATAAAAATTTAACAGAATATTTACTTTCTGCAAAAGATGGAAAAGAATCTATATATTCTAAAGAAAGTTTAATTGCTCCTTTTGAGGGAGATGTTCGATATGCTGAAGTATTAGAAAAAGTTGAAATTGCTGATATTGTAAGAATTAATTCAAATGAAATAAAAAATTCTAATTACGGAGAAGAATCAAATGTTATTCAAAATATTTTAATAGAAGGTACTCAAATAAAATATAAAAAAGATGCACAATCGGTTTTACAAGCAGTAGCAAACGAAAAAGCTAAAAAAATACAATCAGATTCAGCTGGTTATTATTTTAAATTAAATAAAAACATTATTGATATAAATGAAAAAATATCTTTTGCTATAGAATCTAATAATAGTGAACAAGAAGCTGCTTTAATACAAGAAAGAAATTCTTTATTAGATAATGTTTATAATGAAAAAGGAATACCTAATTCTCTTAGAAAATATATTAGTCAAGCAGAATCTAAAAATTTAGTTTCACAATTTAAATCTATTGAAAATCCAAATGATCAAATTGGTTTTTTAGAAGTTTTAAATAAAAAATATGGAAATAAAATTGTTGATGTATATTCACAATTAGAAGGTGATGGTTTACCACCTGGTGCTTTAGTTATGGTAAGTACAAATAGTCTTGATTTAAAAAATGATATTGCAAAAGGATTTGATGTTAAAACTTTAGAAACAAATATTATAAATTCAACAGCATTAAAAACAACAGATTTAAATGATATTAAATTTGCTATATCAACAGAAATGGAAGATGGTTATAACCAAGTTATTAATAATCAACCCATTGGTTCAATAAGCCAAGCTGCACATATAAACAAAGTTACAGACGCATTGTATCAAGCAACTTTATATAAAATGTTTGACAAAAATTTAGATAAAGAAAGTGCTGCAAAAGAAATTGTAAAACAATTTAATAAAGATTATATTTTTAAAGAAACTTATTGGATTCCAAATGATATTAATGGTGAAGATGTAAATCAAAAAGATGTTCAAGCAAAAACTGATTTTATTTTAGATGCGATAAAAGAAACAAATTATTTAGATAAAATAGATTTATCTCATTATGGAAGTGTAGATCCAAATATGACTATAGAAGATAATGTTGAGATAATGAAAAAAGATATTAAAGATAATTCTGTTTGGTATTTAAATCCAAAAGGAGATGGATTATGGTTATATGTTACCAGAGAAGGTGGAACTCCATTGGTTGTTTCTGATAAAAGTGGAAAAATTTTAGAACTTAATTTTTTAGATACTTCAACTAAACTTCCTATTACTAATGAAGAATATGAATATACTGATTTAGATTTTACTCCAGATACTAGAAAAGGTAGAGGTTAATGATTAATATTGGTTTAAAAACTTTTGAAAATACTGAACATGATTTTAATACCGCTGTTGATACCGCTAATATAGGTCTTTGGGAAGGTGTAAAAACTTCAGCTGTTCAAGCATGGAATTTAAATCCATCTCATTCTCTTTGGAGAACTTTTGAAATGCAAGATGCTATAGATGTTAGCGATGAAGTTTTACCAAAAGAAGAATTAAATAAACAATATGCAGATATGGGTTTATTTTTTGAAAAAGATACTAGAAAAGGTGTTGTTGATTATATTGTAGAAAGAAAGAAAATTGAAAACAGAAGATCTCAAAAACTTTCAAAAGCTCCTCAAGGTATGGGTGCAAAAAGTCTTTATTTAGGAGCAGGATTAGTTACTTCTTTTTTTGATCCAATTAATGTTGCAGCATCTTTTATACCTATTGTTCGTGAAGCAAGATTTGCATCTTGGGTTGCAAGAATGGGTGCAACAAGAGCTAGACTTTCAAAAGGTGCTTTAGAAGGTTTAGTAGGTAATGCTTTAGTTGAACCTATTGTTTATTCACAAGCTAAATCAGAACAATCAGAATACGATGAAATGGATGCGTTTTTAAATATTGGTTTTGGTTCTGTTATTGGTTCAAGTTTTCATTTAGGTTTTGGTAAACTTGGAGATGCAATCGCAAAAGCTAGAGGAACAGATAATATATATCAAAGACTTGCAAAGTCACATCCAGAATTTAAAGAAGATTTATTTAGACATTCAATGGCTAAAGTTTTAAATGATGAAAAAGTAAATACTGGAGAAGTAATTAATTCGACAAGATTAAATAATAAAGAACTTTTGGATATTGATTCAGAAAAAAAAATATTAAAATCTGAATTAAGACAAGCTAAAAAAATTAAAGACCAAGAAAAAATACAAGAACTTAGAAATAAAGTAGATGATTTACAAAGAAAAGAATCAGCTATTGTTAATAAAATTGTAAATGAAAACAAAACTAAAAATAAATTAGAAAGAACAAAAATTACAAGAGATGATGCTACAGTAAATCCTAATGAAACTACTTTTGAACCTATATCAAAAACAATTCAAACAGAAGAATTAGAAGCAGAAGCATTAACATTAAGAGCTAAAGATATGAAATCTCAATTTAATAAAGAATCAATTAATGAAGAAATTGATACTAATTTAAAAGAAATAGAAAAAATTAATAATAAAATAAATCAAAAAGATAAAATTAGAAATGGAATTAAAGCTGGTACTAATTGTATAATTAGGAGTTCATAATGTCTATTAAAAAATGTCTACAAGAAGTTAAAAATGTAGTTAAAGATATTTTAACTGATGAAGAAATAGAAATTGTTTTAACAAAAGTAAAATCTAATTTAAAAAAAAATGAAGCATCAAAAGAAATAGAAGTTAATGAATCTAAAATTACTCAAAATGTAATAGATGAAATTGAAT